AGGTCCATTATTTTTTCTTTTTCTTTTTCTTCTTTTTAAGACCGTTTCTGGTTAAAGTACCACCAAATATAGACGTAGGGATCCTTGCATCCCCTGTTGCATATGTATCAGTACCCGGTGTACCAGAAGCGTATCCTGATGCACCTATTGATGCAGCATTACCTAAAGCTCCACCGTTACCGGCCGTATTAGGTATAGATGGTATATAACCATCTCCATCTTCTTTAAGCACCTTTTTAAAAATTTCACGGTATATACTCATTGACTTTTATATAATTATATTTATAATAGCGTAATGGATTTACTAACCCAATACATAGAGGAGATTAAAGAAGATCTTAAGATCGATGAGTTTAATATTAAAGAGTGTGCTTTAAGATCGCCTAACCGTAAGCATCAATGGGTTAGTAGACTTATTAATCATAAACGTAATCTTCTAAAATTAGAAGCAGATAAACTAAAACTTATTAAAAAGGTTTCCACTGAAATTAACTACCAATCTCCAGTTAAACTATCAAACATGGTTGTTGAAAAATCAGCAGAAGAAATTGATATTGTTAAAGAGTTAATTTTAAAAATTGCAGAAGAAAAATTAATTATAGAGTTTCTAGAAAAGACGGAAAAAACGTTTTCGTCGCTTACATACGATATAAAGAATATAGTAGAGATAATGAAACTAGAACAAATGTAGTATGATTAATTTTGAGTATTTACCAAACCGTAGAATTTGTAGACTTACAGGAGATAAGTTTGATGAAATAAGAGAGTATTTTAGTGTAAAAAATCCTAATGCTTTTTTCATGAAACGGTTTGGTAGAAAGTTTACAAGTAGTAGAATTTACTGCATTACCCCTACCGGTTTATTTGATACTGGAATGTTTTATGAAATTTTAAAATATATTACCGGTAATTTCCCTGAAATTGAAGTAAAGTATGATGATAAAATCAAACAAGCAATTAAACCTTCTCTCGGAAATAATGCTTTACCATATGATTCTTTAAATTTAAAACTTAGAGATTATCAATATGAAACAGTAAAACAAGCTCTATTATTCGGTAGGGGTATTATTAAAGTTGGTACTGGAGGTGGTAAAACCCTTACTATAGCTTCATTAATATCTACATATTTTTCTTTAAATACTAGAATAAAAATCTTACTTATTGTACCCGACCTAACTCTTGTAGATCAAACGTTTAAAGATTTTACTAACTATGGCGTTCCTTTTAAATGTACTAGATGGACTGGTAGTGTTGAACCAGATTTAACGAGTGATGTTGTTATTGCTAATATTGGCATATTACAGAGTAGATTTGATCAACACCCTTGGCTTGTGAACGTCGACATGGTTATCGTTGATGAATGTCATAAACTTAAAAAAGGTAACAAAGTGTGTAAGTTAATTGCAGATATTAAAACTAACCACAAGTTTGGGTTAACCGGTACATTACCCGACAATAAAATTGATGAATGGAATATTATCGGTAAGCTTGGAACCGTCTTTTATGAAAAGACTAGTTATGATTTAAGAGTTGAAAATTATCTTACGAATGCTGAAATAAAAATTGTGGAAATTACCTATAAGGATAAAGTACAATACTCTCAAGCTACTAATAAATTTAAAACTGAGTTAGATTTTATATACGCAAGCAAATTTCGTAATAAAATTATTTCAGCGTTATGTAAAATTAGCAATAATAACACTCTTATATTAGTTAACCATATTTCACATGGATTGGAAATGTTTAATAGTTTAACTGAATTACTACCTACTAAGAAGGTATACTTTATTAGAGGGGAGGTTGATGTAGATGAGAGAGCTAGAGTAATCCAAGAAATGGAAAAAAACGATAACATAGTTTGCGTAGCTATTAGTGCTATATTCTCAACAGGCGTTAATGTTAAAAACCTACATAATATTATATTTGCCTCTGGAGGTAAAAGCTTCATACGTATTATACAATCTATTGGTAGGGGTTTGAGATTAAATGATAATAAGCAAAAGTTAATAATTTACGATATTACAGATAAGTTAAAGTACAGCCTTTCCCATTCTGAAAAACGTAAAGAAATTTACAAGCTTGAAAAAATTATATTTACAGAGAATAATATAGTTGAAAAGTAATGTACATACATTACAATCAATACATATATGGCTAAGAGAGGTCCTAAACCCAAAAAAACGGAACATTACGTAGATCCAGAACAATTTAAACTCAATTTGGTGGAGTATTATAAAACCGGTAAAGGTGAAGATATTCTAGCTGAGTATATTAGTAAAATTGCTAACGGTCTAAGCTATTCATCTAATTTTATTAATTACACTTATAAGGATGAAATGATAGGTGATGCATTAGTAAAGATGTTTACCGCTGTAAAAAATTACAAATTTAATATTGAATCTGAATATAATCCTTTTTCATATTTTACAACAATTGCTTTTCATGCCTTTATTAATCGAATTAAAAAGGAAAAGAAGCATAATGAAGCTATCAATGAATATAAAAGTAGATTCTACGAAGAGGTACTAAACAATAATTCAGATGTCAATATTTACGTTAAACCAGACGGATATGGTGATGACGAAGTACCGGATAACGCAAGTTCAACTAATGAATAATAAAGTAGCAATATTTTCAGACTTACATTTAGGTGTGCATCAAAATTCCAGTTTTTGGATTGATGTTGCACTTGATTGGGTAAAATGGTTTAAACAAGATCTGCATAAAAAAGGTATTCAAGATATTATCTTTTGCGGAGATTTCTTTCATTATAGAGATGAAATTAGTCTTATATCTCTTGATGCTGGTGATAAGTTTTTAGCTGAATTAAAAGACTTTAATATTCATAGCATTACCGGTAACCATGATTGTTATTATAAAGATACATCTGAAGTAAATAGTTTATCTATCTTAAAAGGTAGACGTAATTTTATTATTCATGATAAGATGGAAACTTTAATTGCAAATGGCAAACGTTTAACTTTTTGTCCTTGGGGTACTAAATTAACTGATATACCAAAAAGTGATATTATTTTTGGTCATTTTGAACTTACCAATTTTAAGATGAATGCTTTTAAGATTTGTGATCACGGTGATGATCCAAGTACTCTTATTGATAAAGCACCTTTAGTATTTTCGGGTCATTTCCATTTAAGAGATGAAAAAGACTTTAACAAGAGTATTATTGTATATGTAGGAAACCCTTTTGAAATGGACTTTGGTGACTCTGGTCAGACTAAAGGTTATTACACTTTAGATATATCTAAAGGTGATTATGAATTTACTGAATGTAGCTTTACTCCAAAGCATAAACAAATTACCCTTTCACAACTTATTAACGTTAAAGATGTTGATAAGGAGTTTAATGAAACATTAACTAACAATATTGTAAAAGTGGTTATCGACAAGAATATTAGCACTGAACATTTAGATGCTCTTGTTAGTAAGATGAATATCTTTAAACCAAATGATCTTAGAATTGACTATGACGTTAACTATAACAAAATTAAAGTTGATGATAAAGTTGAGTTAGATCTGTCCGGTGTTATTATTGAAAAAGCTATTGATGAGTTTGTAAACATGCTTGATATTCAAAATAAATCTGAAGTTATCGAGTATACAATCAATCTTTATAATCGTTCAAAACTATGAAATATGTTTCATTTCAAGAATTAAAAATTAAAAACTTTCTATCTGTCGGTGAAGAGCAAGTTATTATAAAGTTTTCTAAGGGTCTTCATATTATTACCGGCATTAACCGTGATAAAGAAGATAGACGCAACGGGGTAGGTAAATCTACTATTGCAGATGCATTATACTTTGCTATATTTGGGTCCACATTAAGAGATATCAAGAAAGACTTTATCTCTAATAACTTAACTGATGGTATTTGTGAAGTCCAACTTTCATTTAACGTTAACTCTACTAGAGGTAATGATGATTTTAATATTGTTAGAACTCTTAACCCTTCTAAACTATATGTCTTTAAAAACGGTATAGATAAAACTCGTGATAGTATTGCTAATACGACTGAATATATTGAAGCAGTTTTATCTTCATCTCCTGAAGTATTTCAAAACTGCGTTATCATGACTCTTAATAATACCTTACCGTTTATGGCTAAGAGTAAGATTGATAAGAGAAAATTTATTGAACGGGTATTTAATTTACAAATATTCTCTGAAATGCTATCTAAACTTAGAGAAGAACATAATGAAGTTAAACGTTCAAATGATATTGAAGTAACTAAACATACTGAGGTTACTAACTCTATACAGATGTATGAAAGACAAAAAGAGAGTAAGATTAGAGACCAAGTTAATCAAATCACCTCAATTAATAATAAGATTACTAACTATGAATTAGAGATTCAAAAGCTATCTAAAGAAGTTGAAGTTGACCAAAATATCGATATTGCAGGGAAATCACTTAAAATTGAAACTGTTGAAAAAGCATACGATACCGCGCAAGATGTAATTAAAGAATTTATTGTCTTAGTTGCAGATCTTAATAGCGATGCTAAACAAAAAATTAATCAGATTAGTAAAATTGGTACCGCTGAAGATGTATGTCCTACTTGCTTAAGGCCGATCGAAATTACTGATAGAGATTTCTTTGATTCTGAGAAAAAAAGAATTCGAAAAGAGATAGATAATATTGTAGTTAAAATTGCAGAATATAATAAAGAATCTGCGATAATGAAAGATAAAGGTGATAAACTTAAAACTCATATTAGTGAGCTTAACAGAGAATTAAATGTGTTAAAAGTTAAAATCGAAAACAATAAAAATATATCTAAACGTATTGCTGATTTAAAGGATACTATTGAAACCCTTAAACAAGCCCTTAACCAAGCATCTGGTCAAGATAACTCTATTAATGAAATTATTGATAATGCTAAAATTAGACTTGAAGTTATCGGTATAGAAATCGATAAACTTAAGAAGTCCTTAAACTTACTTGATGTGGTAAAATTTGTAGTAAGTGAAGAAGGGGTTAAAAGTTATATTGTTAAAAAGATTTTACAAAACTTTAACTCTAAACTTGCTTACTATCTTAAAAAACTTGATAGCAATAGTATTTGTATTTTTGATGAATACTTTGAAGAAGAGATACTTAATGAAAAAGGTAAAGTATGTTCATATAATAATTTTTCTGGAGCTGAACGTAAAGCTATTGATCTAGCATGTCTATTTTCATTTATGGATATGCGTAAATCTCAAGGTAATGTGCATTATAATATTAGCATTTATGATGAACTATTTGATAGTAGTCTTGATGAAAAAGGTGTTGAATTGGTATTAGAAATACTAAAAGAACGTAGCGATAAATTTAATGAAGGTATCTTTATTATTAGCCATAGAAAGGAAAGTATCAAAGCTGCAACCGGCGATATTATTTTTCTTGAAAAACATAATGGTGTTACTCGTAGAGTAAACTTTGTTGATTAATCTGCAAGCTTTTATAAATTCTAATATGTTTGCATCTAATGTACCTTTTGGCCAGACAGCCAATATACCTTTCCAATCTAGAACAGTATCTCAACCGTTCATACCCGCTGCAGTTCCACCAGCACCGAATAAAGATAATGTTGAAAGACCAAAAGAGTTAGACTTACCACGTTTCATGAGTTACTATGCTGATTATAGCGGATGTGGTCACTGGAGACTGATCTGGCCGGAACAGGTACTAAACGCACATATGAAAGCTGTATGTCATGGTACAACGGTAATGAATTTAGACCCAAGATACTATGTTATGGCTAAGGGTGTAAGAGTTCAAAGACAAGCTACAAAGCAACAACTTGAGTTTGTAAAGTTCTTAAAAGAAGTTCAAAAGCAAAACGGTATGAAAATCATGTATGAAATTGATGACCTTTGTTTTAAAGAAGATATTCCAGATTATAATAAGTATAAACCAGCGTTTGAAAATCCCGAAATTAGAGAATCAGCTCAAGCAATTATGTCTCTTTGTGATGAAATTACCGTTACGTGCGATTTCATGAAAGATTATTACATGGAAAAAACAGGTAATAAGAACATATCTGTTATACCAAACTTCATGCCTAAATTCTGGTTAGGTCATTACTATGATCTTACTAAGAATATGAATAACCTTGATAAGTACAAAAAGAAGCCGCGTATTTTATATGCCGGTTCTGGTGCTCACTTTGATGTTGATAATCGGGTAAATCATAAAGATGACTTCCATCACGTTAACGAAATTATTCGTAAAACGGTAGATAAGTTTCAATGGGTATTTTTAGGTGCATTTCCCTTACCTTTAATTGACTTAGTACGTGCTGGAAAGGTTGAGTTCCATCAGTGGAAACGTTTATTTGAATACGGTGACGCAATATCTAACCTCAACATCAATATGATGGTTGCACCATTGCAAAACAATAACTTTAATAAGTCAAAGAGCGATTTGAAGTATATTGAGGCAAGTGCATTCGGTCTTCCTATTGCATGTCAGGATCTTTGTACGTATGCTAACGCTCCAATTAAGGTTAATACCGGAGCTGAAATGATCGATCAGATCGTGACAACTTTAAAAGATACTGATAAGTATAAGAGTACTTGTAAGAAAGCAAGACAATATGCTGATACTCGTTGGTTAGAGACTGATAGTAATATTGATTGCTATATGGAACTTTATACAACTCCATTCGGTGATAAGTCCCGTAAGAATATGGGTAGGTACAATAATTATTAAGTTATATTAATTTGATTGCCCATACCACCGTGGATTGAGCAAACATAATATAGAGTAGATGGTGCTCCTGCTGAAACACTAAATGTTAAGGTACCATTACCTGTACCATTATTGGTTACACCCGTATTATAGACATTACCCGCATTATATGAACCTGCTGATGTTTGAATATAGAATGGATGGCTAGGAGCATTTATGTTAAAAGTATAATGACTACCACTTGTTAGATTTAATACTGGATTGTTTTGACTATTAATAATATAAATACCACCAGACGGTGATGAAACATTAAATACCGTAGGATTAATTGCTGATGGAGTTGGTGTTGGTGTTGGTGTTCGAGTCGGCGTAGGAGTAACTGTATTAGTAGGAGTAGCTGTATTAGTAGGTGTTACGGAAGGTGTTATCGTATTAGTAGGTGTTACTGATGGAGTAACTGTATTAGTAGGTGTTACTGATGGAGTAACTGTATTAGTAGGTGTTACGGAAGGTGTTATCGTATTAGTAGGTGTTACTGATGGAGTAACTGTATTAGTAGGTGTTATTGTAGGTGTTATTTCTGGACCTGGTGGTGAGCCACCAAAACCACCTCCTTTAAATCTTACCACAGAACTTTTTCTGTTAGTTTCTCTTAACAAATCAAAAATAGATTTAGGGCCGGCCATTGTTTTTCATTAATATTTATTATAATGGAACAGAATTAATATAATAATTCATGAGCTATCGAAATATATACTATAACGGTAAAGATAGAAGCGTTACTCTTTTTACCTGGGACAAAGATGGCAAACGTATTAAGGTCGAGGCTTCCCACGACCCGTATCTGTATGTAGAGAGCAATAACGGCGATGCTCAATCAATTTACGGTACTAAACTATCTAAAAAGATATTCAGGTCGCAGTATGAGCGTTTCAAGTTTATAAAAGACTCAAATATTAAGCGCGTATTTGAAAATTTACCAGCTACTCAACAGTTTCTTGTTGATATGTTCTGGAAGGATAATGAGACTCCTGAGTTTAGTCAACATCCAATTAAGTCAATGTTCTTAGACATTGAGGTATATGCTCCAGATGACTTTCCCCACGCTAATAAAGCTGAGGCTCCAGTTAACGTTATTACGGTTTACGACTCGTTAACTAACAAGTATCTAACTTGGGGGGTAAAAGACTATACAGCTACTGATGCTGATGTCATTTATACTAAATGTTCTACTGAGAAAGAGATCTTTATTAAGTTTATTGAGTACTTTGAGAGTGATTACCCAGATATCTTAACTGGCTGGAACTCAGAGTTCTTCGATATACCTTATATTATCAATCGTTGTAATAAAATACTTGGTGAAGAGTTTACTAAACGTCTTTCACCTTCAGGTAATGTTTATAGCCGCGATGTAAAAGGTAAATTCGGTCAACAGCAAGTACGTTGGTATATTGAAGGTGTATCTTTGATTGACTATCTTGATGTTTATAAGAGATTCTGTCAAGGTCTACGTGAAAGCTATAAACTATCCTCAATTGCTGAGGTTGAATTAGGTGAAGGTAAGGTAAGTTTCGGTGCAATGAATCTTGCAACGTTAGCTGATAGTGATTGGAAGACGTTTATTGATTACAACATTCAAGACGTTCGACTTCTTACTAAGTTAGAAGAGAAACTAAAGTATACTGAACTAATTCGTATGTTAGCATATGTCGGTCTAACTACGTTTGAAGCTGCAATGGGATCACTTTCCGTTATTAATGGTGCAACTGCAGTTAAGGCTCGTTATCGGCATCAAAAGATACCTTCTTTTATTAGAGGAGAAGATGATGGTAGTAAAAACCCCGGGGCGTATGTAGGTGAACCATTAAGTGGCTTTCAACAAAACATTATTTCATTCGATGCTAACTCACTATACCCAAATGTGATGATTAGTTTGAATATGTCTATGGAGACTAAAGTAGGTGTTATTGAAAGTGATACTGATGGTGTATTGTCTATACGTCATACTAGTGGTAAAGTGTTTAGTTTAACTAAAGAAAAGTTTGAACTCTTTAAAGAGAAAGAGTCAATTGCTATTAGTAAAGCAAATGTACTCTTTACTCAAAAAAAGAAAGGGGTAATACCAGAAATTCTTGACTATTACTACGATAAACGTCAAGATGTTAGAAAGTTACTAAAGAAACTGAAAAAGGATTACTCTGAGTGTGATAAAACTAGCTCTCAAGGTAAACAAATTAAACTACAAATCGATCAGCTCGATGCAAAGCAGCTGTGCATTAAAGTCTTTATTAATTCAATTTATGGATACTTCGGAAATAAAAATGCTCCTTTTGGCGACGATGATATCGCTTCTTCAATCACCCTTACCGGACAATCGGTCATTAAATACTCTAATGAATTGCTTAAGCAGTATATTAGAAGCAAAATTAGTACCATTGATGACGAGACTCTCAATAAATGCATTATCTATAATGATACGGATTCAAGTTATGTATCCATTAAACCGCTTTTTATAGACGGCACTATAAAGTTTAGTCAAGGCAGTAAGGTTACTAAAGAGGCCTACGCTATTGTTGATGAGATTCAAGACTATCTTAATAAACATATTAAGGTATGGGGTATAAAAGAGTTTAATTCTAAGGATTGTAGATTCCTTTTTAAACGTGAGGCTATCGCTGATGTAGGTATTTTTTTACAGAAGAAACGTTACGTACTTCATATTTTAGATGATGAAGGTATTGCTTGTAATAAGTTTAAATATACCGGTGTTGAAGTAGTTAGAAGTACAATGCCAAGTGCAATTAAACCTTACGTTAAAAAGATTATCGAAACGATGATGTTAACTCGTAATATAAATGAGACCAGTTTAGTATTGAATGAAACTTATGAAATCTTTAAGAAGTTACCGGTAGAAGATATTACATTTGTATCCGGTATTAGTCAATACGAGAAGTATTCATCGCAGTGCGACGGTTTTAAATTAGCTAAAGGTATGCCAGCTCATGTTAAAGCAGCCTATATACATAATCTGTTACTAGATAGGTTTAATATTGCAACAAAGTATGAAAAGATCGGTTCAGGAGATAAAGTTAGATACTTTTATGTAAAGTCTAACGGTTACCATGTAGATGCTATTGCTTATAAATATTATTATCCGGAAGAGTTTAATAAAGAGTTTGAAGCAGATTATGATGCAATGTTTGAGAATCATATCTTTTCTGTTATTAACCGCTTCTATGAGAATGTTAAATGGTCAGCTCAAAAGCCTGGTAGTCTAGTTCAAACTAATCTTTTTGATCTACTATCTTGATTGTCATATAATTAATTATAAAATACTTTATGGACAAAAAATACGTAACAATTATTGATAATACAGGTAGAAACATTCTCGGAGTACTTGGGTCAGAAACTAACACTGAACTCACTATTCAGAACCCAGTTATGATCTTAGTACAACCTCAAAATGGGCAGTTTCAAGTACAGCTTATTCCGCTATTCTTAGGTGAATTTATTTTTAATGATGATAAGACATATAGAAACTTTAGCTACACGTTTAATAAGGCTAATATTGCTATCGGTACTGGTTTCGCAGTAGATGGTAAGATTACTAGCCAATATGATAGAATCATTGAAGCGGCTAACGTGCCACCAAAGGCTGCTACCTCTGAACCAGAAGTTATTAAATTATTTGACGAATAATATCTATAAAACATAAATAATAGTATGAGTTTTATCGTACCCTTATCACAAAGTAAAGAGCTAGTTGTTCGTCCGGCAATTACAAAAACAGTTAATGAGATTATAATTGAAAAGATCGTCGATAGCCCTACTGATAAAACTGTTCATGTTTTTATTGGTGAGGTTGGCTTAGTAAAGCTAGATGCTTTAAGTGATAATAACTACGATAACCCGCAGTGGAATAATGAAAGTTTAACAACCGCTGTAAGAAATTATATCGAATCAGTTTAAAAACAAAAGCCCCAGGAGGGGCTTTTTTTATGGTTGAATATAAAAAACGGTTACGTAAATAGTTTATATGACAACTGCAGAATTTCGTAAGGGTCAAACCGATGGTATTACCGGTGCAAGAACCGTAATGACTAAGATTATTGATGGTACCGATCGTGGTGAGGGTAGAGTAGCTGATAAAGAGCTTGAAAAAATTCGTAGAGTATTTCTTTCATGGAGAGATTTTATGATTGAAAACATGGATAAGAACAACGCTCTTTCTAAGAAGATCACTGAAACGTTAATTAACAGTAAAAAGGTAATGGATGTTCAAGTAGTTAATTGATTTTTTATAGTAATGGTCTATACTAAGGTATGGATAAAGACATTCTAAAAACTCTCAATACAATTGATGATATTAACCCATTTGCTACTTTTCTTAACGATAGTACTCTTAGCACCGTTAAAGGTTGGGTTGATACAGGTAGTTACGTTTTAAATGCAATTATAAGCGGCTCTGTCTTCGGGGGTATCCCTAAAGGCAGAGTCACTGTTTTTGCTGGACCGAGTATGACCGGTAAAACATACTTTATAATTCAAGCTGCAGCAAATGCTCAAAAAGCTGGCATGACGGTAGTTATTTTTGATACTGAAAATGCAATTGAGCCCGAATCAGCTGCTCGTCTTGGTTTAGATATTAGTAAAGTTAAATATGTACCTTGTGTAAGTATTGAACAAACTAGAAATGCAATCTATAAGTTTTTGACTTCAGTAAAAGAAGCAAAATTAGAAGGTAAATTTTTTATTGCTATCGATTCGCTTGGTAATTTGCAAAGTGAAATGGATATTAAGAGAATGGATAAAGAAAGTACTAGTCAAGACACTGGTACGAAAGCTCGTGCAATGAAAACGTTGATGCAGACTTGTACTAATCTCGGTGCAGTTACTCAAACGACCATTGTAATGACTAATCACGTTTACGATGACCCTATGGCAATGTATCCGTCATTAGAAAAGAACATGCCAGGTGGTCGTTCAGTAGTTTATCTACCATCTCTAACTATTCAGCTTGCTAGAAAACCAGTTAAAGATGAAGGTAAAAATGATCAAGCTAAACTTGCAGTTGCTCAAAAGAATTATTCCGGAGTTATTATTAGAGCGTTAACGATAAAAAATAGATTTATTAAACAGTATCTCGAAGGTGAAATGTTCCTTTCATTCTCAACTGGTCTGGATAGATTTTACGGTCTTACTGAAATTGCTGTTGGTCTAGGAGTTATTAATCAGGCAGGGCCTACTTATTCATTACCAAGCGGTGAAAAACTCGGATATTTTTCTAAATGGGGAAGAGACGAACAGCTTTGGATGAAAACAATTATTCCAGGTATGGAAGAGAAAATGAAGATTGCTTGGGCATATGGTTCGCAGCTTAATACTGATGTACCACTAGAAGTTGAAGACGGGGAAACAGAATAATATAAAGAATGTCTAAAATAGTTTTAACTCTAAGTGGTGGTATGGATTCGTCCATACTGCTACATATGGCAGCTAATAAAGGTTATACAGAGATTTATACAGTTTCTTTTTATTATGGTCAGCGTCATAAAAGAGAGCTTGAATGCGTTAATAAACAAATACAATCTCTCACTGATAGTCATCCATACATTACCATTAATAATAAAGTATTAGATGTATCTTATATTAAAGATATTGCTAATAAATCGTCATTAACTAATCATAATATTGCTAATCCAAATATAAAAGAAATGGCTGGCGATGCACAACCAGTATCTTATGTACCGTTTCGTAACTTAATGTTTTTATCAATCGCATCAGCTTATGCTGAAACGTTAGAATGTGATACTGTTTGGTATGGAGCAGCTCAAGCAGACTCATTGGCTGGTTATTGGGACGGTAGTAATGAATTTTTAGACTCAGTCAATAACCTATTGATGTTAAATCGTAAGAGCAAAGTAAAGATCCAAGCGCCACTATTGGTAATGTCTAAGAAGGAGATTATCGAGGAAGGTATTAAACTTAAGGTAAACTTCAAAGATACTTGGACTTGTTATTCAAATAGAGAGGATGGTTTAGCTGATGCAGATACCCCGTCAAGCAGTCTTAGATTGCGTGGATTTATTGAAGCTGGTTATAAAGACCCAATCATGTATATTCAACAGGAAAAACTTGAAAAGCTTTACGACCAAAAAGGTTGTAAATTAATACCCTAAACGGTATTTTTGTTCAGTAGCAAATTTGCTCTGAAGTTTTTTTCTACGTTCTTCTTCCATCCGTTTATTGAGTTCATGTCTTGATTGCGCAACGCGTTGAACCATATCTACATTTGGATTCTTAACACGCATACCACCTTCATCATCGATAGTCATTTCACATCCATCGTCTGGGGAATTTGTCGTATGGCCGCCTTTTGCAACCGGGGTATCCGTTAAACGAGATTTATCGATACGTTTAGATAAGGCATTAGATTCTTCATCTTCTGGATATCCTTCTTCATCTTCTAGGTCAATTGAGTATTTCATTTTAGGGTTAAAGTCATCACCAAATTCTGCGATTCTAGGATCGAATTTTTCTGGTTCGTCTGATAGTGGATCATCTTTATCAAAAGATGAAGGTTCTTGTTTTTTAGATCCTGATAATTCAAAATCTCTCCAATTCTTTTTGGCTGGTAAAACAGATTTACTCATTGGTGACCAAGCTTCTTCACCTGGTTCTGTTTCAGGTTCACCAGCTCTTCTAACCGATAATTTAGATTTAGCATGTTCCGGTTTCCATGTAGCTGGACCCATTGGCTTTTGATACATACCTTCTGAACGAGAAGGTCCTTCATCAGAGAAGAAAGCTTCATCTTCAATATCTTTAAGGGTTTTAGTAATTTTATTCCAATGCGGCTCATCATTCATTGCTGGGCTAGATTTGGTCATATACACCATCTTAGGTCTCGATTGAGCAGTTCCCCCTTTCATTAATGGATGTTCGCCTTTTAACTCACCTTCACCCGTAGGATAATCTTCAGGTAAATCAGGGCGTTCACCGTAATAACCTACAACATCTGCAAAGGTACCCCCTTTAGGTGTCTTAAACATCTTAACAGATGGAGCTTCAAAACGATCTTTCTTACCAGTATCAAATACGTTTAAAGCTTCAATACTATCCGGTGTCAAGTTTGATACCATTATATCTTTACCTTTTGTACCACGAAGTACAACCATAAATTCATAATCGCCGATTTCAACTTTATAAAGATCTGATTGTTTATCTACAGGTTGAACAAATTCAAGTGAGGTGTCCATATCTAAGTTTTTAGTTAATGTATCGTAGTCGTCCTCACCTTCTTGGAACTCAAAAGATTCCCCTTTTTCAATACCTTTCACTGCACCTCGAATCCCACCTAAATCATCATCTTTCGGTTTATCTTCTGGTTCTGGAATTGTATCTTCAATACCTTCAGCTTCGTCACCTGACTCGTCACTAGGCTTATCATCCTGCATATCGGTTACCTTTTTTAATTGGAGTAAGAACTTTTCAAGGTTAGTCATTTCTCTACCAGTAACCGGGTCAGTTACTTTTGCACTACCATACTCTTCTAGTCGCTTCATCATTGTCTTATACAATGCCATTGGCTCTGCTAACGGTACTTCAATACCTGCATCAGCTGGATTTGGATTATCTTTATCTACTAACGATTCACCTGATAAAAGTTTATTAACTATCGTAGATACTTTTGTTGCACTCATTAACGGCATAACTCCTAAACCTAATTTATTCTTTACAGATGGTGGGATATACTTAGAAATTTCAGGGTCATTTTTTAAGAAAGTAGAAACTAACGATAGCCATACATCTCTATATGGTGTACCACCTATTATACCTTGTTTCTTTAATTTAGTAGCTAATTTAATTGATGGGCCAGCTATATTAGCTGCTATTGTTTTTGCTTCATTAAGAGCAATATGTTTTTCAACTAAAACGTTAGTATTTTTTACCCAACTGCAACTAAAAAGGTTGTTCATACCATATTATTTATTGAATTTAGGTTGTTGTAACATATAATAGTGATAAGATGTGTGGAATATTTGGATCATTTAATACTAGTAAATTTGAGATTCTAGATCAAGCAAATAAACAAAGAGGTAATTTTGCTTCTGGATTATTATACCATAATGGTGAAGACTATGATATTCAAAAGATAGAAGGTGTTTTTAATTGGAATAAGATTAAACTACCTGTAGAGGATGGTTTTATATATCTTGGACATAATCAAGCGCCTACTTCATCAGCTAGAATATGGAAAGAGCATAATTCACATCCATTTATAAATAATAATTGGGTTGTAGCTCATAATGGAGTATTAACTAACTTTGAGCAGCTTAAAAAAGAATACTTACCCGATCATGAAAATGTAGTAGATAGTAGCATTATACCAGCATTATTAAAACATTTTGAAAACACTTTTGAAAAAGCTAATACAATTGAGAATGAAGTTTTATTAATTAGTTACGTATTAGAATTACTTAAAGGTACATTTGGGCTTTGGATAGTCAATACAAATACGTTAGATATGTTTATTGCAAGACAAGGTAGTACGTTATTTTTTGATAAAAATAGCTTCTCATCTACTAAAGGAGTAGATTATAATGAAATTAAAGAAGGAGTTATTTACAGATTTAATAAAAAAGGATGTAAACCAGTCGGAGATTTTAAATCTAAATCACCATTTTTAGAACTATGAGTATTCAATATTATTACCCAAAAACATCTGAAGAAAAAATGAAGTTAATGGAGTTTGTGTATAAAAATACAGATTCGTTTATACTTAATACGTTTGGTTACCTATGGGAGTCTAGAGGTTGGTGGGATAAATTTCCTATTCAAGTTAGTACAACCGGTTCAGTTATTACAGGGTTGCATGCCTTTACAGTTGATACTAAAGCACCAGATATTATTAAGACTTATTATATTGTAACTGGTAAAGCTTTTAGAAAAATGGGGGTTGCAAAAGCATTAACGTTTGATATGTTAAATGAATTTAAAAATACCGGTAAAAGTTATTACGTCAATTCAGAAGAAGGTAGCGACGGGGTTAATTTTTATAAAAAGATTTTTAAAGATTTTAAAATGGAAATAAATGAGTTCGGAACTGCAGATTATATTTTTCAATCACCAATCATAAACTTAGTTAATAACAATTTAAATGACTTATAAAATTATAGTTGCCTCACAAAAAGAAAAACTAAATGAAACTTTATTATATCGTTCTCTTGTAGCTGCATGTATTGATCCTGATAATGTTTTATTTTATGGAAATAATTCACAGTCAATTACATCAATATACAATAAAGGTATTAAGGATTGTAGAAAGCAAGATATAAAAATTGCTGTTTTTGTGCATGATGATGTATATATTAACTGTAATGACTTCGAACACCGTATTAGAAAGTATGCAAACAAGTTTACTTTAACAGGTCTTGCTGGTACTAAAAGTGTATCTGTTAAAGAACCAGTTTTATGGCACTTAATGGGTGAAAGAGATAGCTTAAGAGGCTGTGTGGGTCATGGTAATGATGAGAATTTCTACTCATACACCTCTTTTGGACCAGTTCCAGATAAAGTTATCATGGTTGATGGCGTGTTTATGATTGTTAATTTAACAACCTTACCTGAAAAAAATAATTTTGATGAAAAAATCCCTTCTAAATTCCATTTTTATGATCTTTGCTTTTCTCTTGATTGCAGTCTTGATAGAATCCCTGTCGGGGTTGGTGACATTCCTATCATCCATAATTCGCCAGGGCTAAGAGAAATGTCAGAAGATTGGTTAAACGGTCAGAAGTACTTCTTAAACAAATATAATAAATTTGTTGGTAAGAAGTTGACTGTGTAACGGAACGAATCTATAATGCGTTATGGAAAAAAATGAGCTAAAACTCAATTTAGATGAGTATGAGAACGTGATTGTGTATAAATCTCTTACTGATGAGAGGTATTTAACTACAGTTATTGATCATATTAATGCAAATTTCTTTAAGGATAAGAATATTAAGAAGATATTTGATGTAATTAAAGGTTTTTATACAAAGCACAATGCAGTTCCTACGGTTACTGAGCTAAAAACGTATATTAACTCGGA